ATCACTTGCAACAGCAGTAACAGTAAATGTTGTGTTGTTACTGGAAGTTCCAGATACCGTAATTTCTTTACCAATGTCAAGTGTTAAGAATTGACTCTTAATGTTAGCAACAGAAGTAGTAACTGTTCCATTAGTAGCGAAAACCATAGCACCAGCTGCATTAGATACTATTCTATCATCTAATGCCGAAACATTAAATGATGAACGTGTATAGTTACTAATTTTATTAGTTGTACAACATAGAGATATTCTTTCAGTATCTAGAACTGGTGATAACCATTCACTAGTTGTTGACATGTTAGCAGTAATACTTCCAGATGTTCCAGAAATAATATTATTAGTTCTACCACCATTTAGATTTAAGTTTTGATTTAATTCGTTTGCAATCAACTCTCTTTCAGCTGGATAGTAGTTTGAGTTTTCAGAGATGAATGTTGCCGCAGACTTTGAATATCCTGTGTCCATACCTGTCCAACGATATGTAATTTCTGTGCCTGGCAACTTGACTTGTGATACTGCAAGTTGCAGAACATCAATAGTAATATTTCTTGTAGCTGTAATACCAGAACCACCAACAAAGTCATGTGTTAGATTTGCAAGTGTACCACCAACAACATCGGAAGATGCGACAGGAATAGTATATGCATCTAAGTCAACATTTGCAATTGTGTGATCTTTGTTAAAGAACTCTGAGTCAATACCAACAGTAGCACTATTCGCACCATATAAACCATCTGTTATACCTCTGAGTTTAACTTTATCACCAATCTTCATACCATGATTTTTGTGAAGAACCCTGATAACAGCGGAGTTAGTATTTACTTCAAATGGGTTTGTTGGAAGTGATTGTCTAGGAACAATTGAGTTAACAAATGTTGGAACACCAATAGATGTTGTTTGGAACTTAGCACGATAGAGAGTAAACTTCACATCACGATATTGATGTGGTGTCCATGACTGTCCATTTTGTGATAGGAATAATGTTCCTGCCAATGGATTTGAAGAAATCAATCTACCGTCTGCAAGATTTGTTTTACCAACTTCTGAGAAGAATACTCTACATCCTGGCTCATCAACCTTAATTACAATAGCATATTCAGCATCGTCTTTAAGATATACTGGTGAGTCAAACTCAAAAGTTGTCGAAGAAGAAGCATCAGATGAAACATTAATCTCTTCTGGTTTCAGAACTTTTTGTGCAATCACTTTATTAGATGGATGTCCATCAACAGTATCAGTTAACTGAACATATACAGGTCGTGTACCAGCAGTTTGGAAGAACAAGTCAACTTTAGTAATGAATGCACCCTCTTCACCTTGGTTAATAAACGTCTGTGCAAGTGGATCATGACCCCTTCCTCTAGGCGGAGGCGGAGGTGGTGGATCAGCAACAAATGAACTTGCAATTTGTCTTCTAGATGTATTAACACCACCACGAAGTTCTCTACTAACAGTTCTTTCTCTTTGAACTCTATCACGAACAAACTCTGCTTTTCTTACATTAAGAATTGTTTGTTCTCTCTCTTCTGCGATACCAGTTGCAGAATAAATTCTTTCTGCAGCTGATGTAAACGCACCAGTTGTTTTTTCATTATTGACATTATCAATAAGTCTGAATACTCTTTCACCAGTTCTAAAACGAAGTGCATCTGTGTTTGGAAGATAGAAAACTCCACTAAATTGACCAATAGAATTGGTTACTAGATTGGAAGAGTTTGTAAATACTGTTGGGTTGGTTGTTGTTGAAGTACCACCATTAATTTCTGTAATAGTAACTTGGTTAACTCCACCACCATTTACACTTTTTCTACTTACTGTACCAGTACAAACATCACTTATGGCAAATCCATTAATTATGTTTGTTGCGTATACTTCTCTAATTGATGTACTGCCTGGCCCTTCCATTGCAACGTGACAAGAAGCCTGAAGTCTTTGACAAGAACCACCAGATGAGTATGAACTAACAGTACCCAACACACTACCATCAATATTTGTAATTGTAAAGGTATTTGCTGAAGTATTAACAGAAGTAACAAGATAATTATTTTGTAAAGAATTTCTAAAGTTCAATTGTGTTGAACCACTAATACTACTAAGTTGTACATGGTGTCCAGGCCGTATACCTGATACACTTGCAACGGTTATTGTTGCTACAGTTGTACTGTTTTTAACGACACCAGAGATATTAGTTGCAGTTTGAGTTTGGTTACGAATAATGTCACCATAGTTAAATGCATTTGCAAAATCATCTTCACCGTCTGTAAAACGAGCAGAGTCAGTACTACCACTTGAGCCAGGCGATTGAATATCTTTAGGACTAAATCTAATGTTTGAACCGTTGACTTTGAAAATATCAGCAGGACGAACAAAGTTACTTACATCTTCATTATCAAAGAATGCATGAACTCTTGTTTTTGGTTTTAGGTTTCCTACGTTTACAGATATTGGTCGAGAACGCATGAAAGGAATCATAGAGATACTAGTAATTCTGTCTCCAAGATTATTTGATTCCACTGTAGACTGCATAGTAGTTCTAATACCAGAACTAACTTGTCCTACTTGTTGTGAGAACACCTGTCTACTCTGAACTGTTTGTGTAGTTGTGAATTGTGTACCACCACGAACCCTTTGGGCTGAAGTATTATTTCTACGAGATAGAACTTCTGTTCTAGTTGGAACTCTACGTCCATACCAGTTATCCTGCCATGAATTCCATACTGTTCCTGTTACACCAGCTGCATCTGCAAGTTCACGAATAACATCAAAGTTATTATCGTCATTCACAACTACATCTGGACGGCGTTCAACATCATTCCAATCATCTGAGTATGGAACTAAGAAAATCTCACCAGTAAATGGTGCAACCTTATAAGGGTTTGTATCAAAACTATCTGAAGCAAATGGATTCTTAATATGTTCTTCTGATGTATATGGAAGAGTAACAATTCCGTCTGGGTGCATTGTATAATTTGCAGAAGATCTACTTGCATCACTGGTAACAGATTCAAGCATCTGTACATTATCAGTAAATGCCTTTGGACGAGCTTCACGTTCAGTCATGTCAACTGCGATATTATAATCTGCATTTTGAATATCACCAATAATGTGTCCAGTGAAGTTGTCTACAACAAAACCATTCTTTAGTCTATCAAATCCAGCAGAGTCTTTAATTACCAAATCAGCAGTTTCTTTTTCTAGAAGATTGAGAGATGTGTAGTACTCTAGATTTGTAATTCTCTTATCAAGTTTACCAATGTCACGCATTGTATATCTACGATTATCAAGTTTAGTAACTTGAACTTCATTCAACGACACGACATATGGTTCATAAACCATTTCAAATAGAACCATTCCACTGTCTGGTTGTTGTGGTTTCTGTGGATCAAGAGCTGGTACACCTTGGATAATATCAAATCTACCAAGTCTATCCATGAACATGATATCCATTCTTGCAAGGAAGAATGAGAAGTCTGCTTCCATGTTTGTACCGATAGCAGGAAGTTCTGAAACAACAGCAGTTGCATTTGTAAAGTTTGCACCAGTGTCATCAATACGAGGTCTAAAGTCAATGCAGTCTCTTAGTTCAAAGAAACTACCATCACCGTTTGCAGATGTGTAAGTTGGAATAGCAGTGTAATCTACAACACCATCATAGGAGTCAACAGAAAAGTAATCACCAGCACCATGTGTAAAGAAATCGAATGTAACACGCAACGCACCAGTTGGAGCTGGTTGTCCTGGCTTTAGTTTAATTCTTGCGAGATCATAGAATGCATCTCTCTGTCCACCATCAAAATCATATCTCTCTGTGATATCAATTGCACCAGAAGTTGCATACGCACCAAATCCACTAGGTTGCATTGAAACACTTGTAAGTTTAAATCCATCTGCTTTTCCAAGTGTAACCTCTGTTGATTGTACTGAACTTTGACCAGTGATATCAACTGTATGAGCAGACTGAAGAGTTTTAGTTTTTTCTGTAGCATCATTTGCAGATACACGAATGGATGCAATCAATGTAACAGTGTCACCATTTGCTAATACATTAGTAATACCAGCATTAAGTCCACTGAATGTTATTGTTCTGTCCGAACCACTCAATCCCATTTTTGCACTAGTGATATCAACAATGTCACCAGCTGAACGAGGACTTGCTCCTGTTGCAACAACAAGAGTATAGTTTCTCAAGTCTGAAATAGGTCTGAATGTTTCATCTGAACCAGCAACTGTAAATGAAACTGAGTTTGTTGATACGGTTGCAGGCGCAAACTTTCTTCTTACTGTATATGCAGTAGACTTTTCGTTGTCTGGGTTTGAAGTTGAGTCACCACGAATTTTTCTAACTCTGAAAAAGTTTGTTGGGAATACAAGTAACTTTTGATCTGGACGAACAAGTTCTGCTTTAAATCTTTTGATTGTACCACCAGAGACAGCAGCTGCACCATTAGAATCTAGTGTGATTGCTTGTTGTCCACCAATACTTGCGACAGAACCAATGAGTGTGTCATTGAGGAAAATAACATCACCAGTTTCAACTTCTTGTAAGAATACTGTACCAACACCAGTAATGGTAGTACTACCTGTTGTAGATGTTGCAGTACCAGTTAGTGATACGAGTGTAGGACTTATGTTTGCCTCAAAGGTTGAACCAACATTATCTACAGATTTCACATCTCTTTCAAAATCGAAACCAGCATTCATGTTGATATCGAAGAGTCCAAGTTTAAATTTCTTTGTCGCCAGTGTACCCTGATAGTCACCATCGTGTAGAATAAATGAACGAGCTCTTGCAGAACCAATCTGTGTATTCTGTCCTAAATCTTCATACAATCTGATAACTTCAAACTCATCAATCTCTGGTACACCAGACACAGCTGTTACGAGAACAAAATTACCGATTGGTGTTTGGATTGGTTTATCGTTAACACGACCAAATGTTCTTGGTTTATCAGTCTTGACAAACTGAGTTGTCATAGTTTCTAGTTCATAACCTTCAACATATGCTTTGCCAGGCTCAACTGCGAATACTAATTTAGATTCCTCACCACCAGAAGCCTGAGTATAGATACCACGATTTGTTCCATCGTTTAGGTGTTCACGAGTTTCAGAAAGGAATGGACGAACTTCATAGTTACCACTTTCATCAAATGTTCTACGAGCAAGTGTATGTTCCAACTCAGCATAGTCTGCATACTTTTTAAACTTTTCAACAGTACCTTGATTAACACGAGCAAGTTCGATGAAGTCTGTGTCATCAGTTGCAGTAAGAGTTTTCTTTGATAAGGTAAGATTGATTTTAAATCTGTGAGCGCCTGGCGCATTCGTGTTTGATGTTCCAGTTGCATTATCTAGAAGAGATGAATCTTCTTCAGGTGAAACAAAACTTTCTGCAATAGTCCAACCAACTCTATAAGAAGGAGTTGAACTATACTTATCTAAAAGTATAACCTGTTCTGAATTTTCTACAAAGAAACCATTGACAAAGTAAACACCTTTGTGTACAAGTATAGCAGAACCAGTTCCTACTGGATCGTTTGTCGATTGAATATTTGCACCAAGTTCTGTTACTTGATTTGTTGTTAGTAGTGGGTTTAGTGCAGTTGTATTATCAGCATTTGTTGCAAGAACAGTTTCACCAGATGCAAATGTCTTTGTCTCTCCATCTGTACCACTATCTTCATACTTGAAATATATTGTTAAAGGATCATCACCAGAAGCTGCAACTGTACCAATTACTTTTGCTTTGACACCAGTTGTTTGTCCAGTAATAATTTTGTTTTGAAAATCTGTTCTATAACCTTCAACGTCTTGTGCATTGTAAATTGATTCAACTTTAAGATATTCATATTCCATGTCGATATTAATATCGCCTGGAATTACCATAGAACCTTGTTCAAAAACATGTTCACCAAAGTTATTAAGTTGTCTTTGGATTACAGTTTGTAATTGTGTAAGTTCACGAGCCTGAATTGAAAAGCCAGGACGAAACATAACACGATGGAAGTTCTTGGTTGAATCAAAGTCATCATAGTATGGGTTTACGTTGAAGTTAGTAGCCATTTATTTCACATTCCTATTATGATTAGAATTCGACAACAATTTTTATATCTTCTGTTTGGTCAGAAGCACGAGAAATTGGTCTACGATTTTCTACATAAATTAATTTTCCACTATCTGGTTCTAGTTCTGGAAGGGCAAACCCTCCACCACCAGATGTGAATGCAATAGATCCACCATTACTTAGTGTTTCTGTTGGTGATGTATTTGCTGGAGTTCCAGTAGCACCAGATGTACCACCTGTAATAGTATTAGTTCCAGTAAATGCAATGTATTGTTGATATGTCGAGGATGCACTATTTGAGTTAATACCGTAGTTCAAGAATTGTTCTTGTTGGTAGTAAAGAATATTATTTGTAGCATCAAACTCTACAACTCTACCAGTTGCATTATTAGTAGCCTGTGTAATCTTTTCATCTGGTTCAAATGTTCCAGTAGAAGAAGAAAACTTAACTGCATATGTTAGTCGTGCTTGAGTTGCAGTTGCAGCTGTTGTCGTACCAGCATTT